AGGTGTGTTGATGACCCCGCCAGAAGAAACCAGTGAGCTTCAAAAGAATTCATTGGTTCTAAAAGATGGGATTATTCAGGTCTGGGATGGAACGAAGTATACCGATCTTGTTAAGACTCTATCAACTACAGTTGCCGAACATACAGAAGAGCAATTATAATAATTTATACTACTAATCTACTATTACTAGTTATAATTGTATAATTCAAATGTGAGGTAATGAACTATGGGGTTTAAGACAAGAAAGGAATTTCTCGAAGTTCTAAAACAAGAGATCTGTCCGAATGTTTATTTCACTCCTCCCGATGATGTTACACTTAAGTTTCCAGCTTGCGTTGTTACTAGGGAAGACTTTGATGTTCGTAAGGCAAATAACAAGCCGTATATGTCTAACATGGGGTATAAGGTGGTTTATATGTCTAAGAACGAGTCGGATGAAATATTTATGAAGATCTCGAATACGTTTATGTATTCTGCTTTTAGATCTGAGTATAAGGTTAATGGGTTATATCACAAAGTATTTGTGGTTTATGTTTAGAAAGGAATGTCGATTTGGCTACAGTAGAAGAGGTTGTTAATTATGCCCGTTCTTTGGCGGATCAAGGGGTAGGTACTGATGCTGACGGTTCTTATGGAACTCAATGCGTAGACTTACCAAATAGTATTTCTCAAATTTACTTCGGTAAAATTTTATGGGGTAATGCTATTGACCTATTGGATTCTGCGGCAAGTTTGGGATATGAAGTTGTATACGATGCTGTGGGAGTAAATCCTAGAGCCGGTGCGATCTTTGTCATGGATACTACTTATCTGTATGGCCACCCTTATGGTCACACAGGTATTGTTATTGAAGACTCAGATGGTTACACAATCAAGACTATCGAGCAAAACATTGACGGAAATGCTGATTCATTATACGTTGGTGGTCCTGCACGATACAATGAACGTAACTTTGATGGTATTGTTGGATGGTTCTATCCTCCATATACTGGTCTTCCTCAAGGAGACCCTGTCATCGCACCGCAACCAGAGACTCCTGCAGATGAGGTTGTTGTAAACGAAGAAACTGCGAAATTTACAGTAATGGTAGCTGGACTTAATGTCCGTACTGAGCCACATGTTACTGCTGAGATCGTAGAAGTTTACACACCTGGACAAACATTCATTTATGATCAGTGGATGGATGCTGACGGATATCGTTGGTTGTCTTACATCGGTGCAACTAGTGGTAAGCGACGTTATGTTGCTTGTGGTAATGTTGAGAACGGCGAACGCATTAATGCATTTGGCGAATTCTCAGAAGCTTAATATTGGAGGAATTTTTAAATGACAAAATTGGTTTGGGATCAGGATACTAAACGTTTATACGAATACGGTGTTGATAACGGTGTTCTTTTCCTTAAGAAAAGCGATGGTAGCTATGAAAAAGGTGTGGCTTGGGACGGTTTGACTAAAGTCTCAGAATCACCAGAAGGTGCAGAATCTACTGCTAAATACGCTAACAACAAGAAATACCTTAACTTGCGCTCAGATGAACGCTTCAAAGGTCAAATCTCAGCCTACACTTATCCACAAGAATGGAATAAATGTCAAGGTAAACGTAGCCCTATTACAAATGGAGCTGGCGGTAAGAAAGAACTCGCTGGTGTGACTGTTTCTGGTCAAGCTCGTTCTGACTTCGGTCTTTCATACCGTACTGGTATCGGTAACGATACTGAAGGTTTGGACCATGGTTACATTCTTCACCTTGTTTACTCAGCATCTGCTGGTGTATCAAGTAAAGAATACCAAACTGTAAATGAAAGCCCAGATGCTCTTGAGTTCTCTTGGGACTTCGATACAGTACCAACACCAGTACCAGGAATGAAACCAACTGCGCACGTTGAAATCAACAGCACTTTGGTTGACAAAGACAAACTTGCTGATCTTGAGAAGAAAATTTATGGTTCTACTGATTCTGAACCAACTCTTCCAACACCAGAAGAAGTGTTCACCACTCTCGGTCTTGTCGCTGGGTAATTAGAATTTAACGACGTGGGATAGGGGTTGGACAACTAAGGTTCGTGTTGGCGTCAAAAAATTCAAAATGAAATATAAATCTACATTAAAGGAGTATAGAGATGATTTCTAAAACAGTAACTTATAACAACTTACTCACTGGGGAACCAGTAACAGAGGAACTTTGGTTCCACTTACGTAAAGACGAAATTATTCGTATCATGGGTCGTGCTAAAAAGGATTGGGATGACTATATCAAAGAAATGATGAGCCGTGAAGACGTCGATGAGATCTTCGACTTTGTTGAATCTATTCTTAAGATGGCTTACGGTGAACGTTCTGAAGATGGCCGTACTTTCCGTAAAGACAAGAAACTTCAAGAAGACTTTGCTAACTCTGAAGCATACTCTGAACTATTCATTGATATGATTACAGATGCAGTATCTGCAGATGGTAAAGAAACTTCTAAGTTCTTTAGCGCCCTTGTAGGTGATCCAAACAAAGGAACTGTTCCGGAATCAGTTTCTAAACTCAAGAAATAAGATAATTGAGGGGTAAATTTACACCCCTCTTTTATTTTTATTTGATAGCGAGGTATATATGTTAGTTATTGATACACCCGATCGGGAATATTATAATGAGGACACGTATCAATTCATAACTATACCAGGTCGCCGTTTACATTTCGAGCATAGTTTAAAAACTGTTGCGGAGTGGGAGACATTATATCGCAAGCCTTTTTTAACTCGAGAGGAAAAGACCACTGCTGAGCTCTTTGACTATTTCTTATTAATGTGTCAAGAGGATATAAACTACTCGGATTTAACACCAGATGTAATTGAACAGGTTTCGTTATATCTGGAGGATAAACCAACAGCTACAGTTATCAATCCAGTGGAGAAACCAAGTAATAATGGAATGGTTATGACATCAGAGGTTATATATGCTTATATGGCCAATGCGAGGGTTCCATTTGAGTGTGATACTTGGAACATTCATAGACTCTTAACTCTTTTAGGTGTCATCGGTGAATTCAACGCACCTAAGAAGAAGAAGTCTACGAGTCAAATATTGGATGACTATGATCGTATTAATAATGAACGGCAAGAGAAAATTCGTAAGATGCGAGAGGAGCGTGAACGAAATGCGAATAAAGGTGCAGACAATTAAGAAGAAAACTGGGTTGTCTACAATGGCTACGAAAGCCGAAAACATGGATTCGGTTCGGCATGCTTTACAATCTCGCGGACGGAGTGGATTGAGCCGGCTGATTTCTGCTACTCCTAAACGATCAGGGTCGACAGCCTCTTCTTGGGGCATGGAGGTTGAAAAATCTCAAAATGGTTTAAGTTTATACTATTCTAACTCTAAGAAGATCAAAGATGGCACCCCTCTTGTTGTGCTTATTGTTAACGGCCACGGTACTGGTACTGGTGGATATGTTCCTGCTAATAACTTTGTTACTCCTATTGTAGATTCTATTGCAGATGAGATATTGAGGGAGGTGGAAAAAGTAATTGAGTAGACAAATAATTGAAGAACGTCTTATTAAGCTCGGTATTGATAATGAACAGTTCAAGACAGGTCTTAAAGAGTCCTTATCGTCTCTTGAAGACTTAGATAAATCCCTTGCAAAAGTTGATGGTAAATCTAGCTTTGCAAATACCGAGAAAGCCACTAAATCTCTAGGTCGCTCCCTTACCGAATTAATGGGCTCTGCCCCTAAACTAGGGGATATGTATATGGGCGCCTTTAATAAAATCGGATCTGCTGTTGGTAGTGCGACAGGAACCTTTAGTAAATTTGCATCTGGTGTCCTAAACTTTGTTTCTCCTATAACATTGGGTGGGAAACAAGCGTCTGAGGCTATTCAATCCATTGATACCTCTGTACAACAGACCAGCGGTAAATTTAGCATGCTACAATCCGTAGCATCTATTGCCTTGGGTAATATTGCGGCTAATGCTACAATGGCCGGCTTGTCTATGGCAAAGAACTTTGCGGGTAAGATACTTCATACAATCGCTCCGCTTAAAGCCGGTTTCGGTCAGTTTGAGGACAAGGTCAACTCAGTAAACATGTTGGTTGCTGCATTGGGTAAATCTGAGATGGGTCACATTACTGGATCCCTTGACGAGTTGCAAAAGTATGCGGAAACAACCAAATACTCAGTTAAGCAGATGCATAATTCGCTTGCTCAGTTCGTAAATGCCGGGGTGGGTCTAGATGATGCCACTACCGCTTTGAAAGGTTGGGGTAACCTGGCCGCTTCTGCTGGTGCAAGTACAGATGGATTTAACCGCTCACTCCAATTCGGGGTACAACAAGCATTGCAAATGGGTATGATGAATACTCAGAACTGGATGTCTGTTGAAAATGCGGGTATGGCAACTAAACGGTTTAAAGATATCTTGGTTGAAACTGCTAAGGCTTTAGGACAAAACGTTGACTTATCTGAAGGATTCCGGGGGTCTCTTAAAGACGGCTGGTTGACTAATGAAGTCTTAATTAAATCCCTTGAACAACTTGCTAATGATGAGACCTTGAAGAAGATGGCTTCTGACTTCCATACCTTTGGTGAAGCGGCAGAGGCTGTTGCAGACCAAGTAACATCTGGATGGGCTCGTGTATGGGAAACCTTATTCGGTCAGGCAGGTAGTGATGAGCTTACTGCATTCTGGACTAAATGGGGTAATGCCGCCGCTAATGCTTTGAGCGCAACTGCTGACAAGGCTAACGAGTTTGCGAAAGCATTCGTGTCTTTAGGTGGACGCGACAAAATAATGGGCCTTATGGATTCGGTATTCGGATCTATCGGTGGCGTATTTAAATCTATCGGTGGCGCTTTCACTCATGTATTTGGTGGAAACGTAAGTACTGTAGTTGGGCAAAAGCTAGTCGATATTATTGGAAAGCTTTCTGAGAAATTGAGACTAGGAAGCGCTGAACTTCATGCATTCCAACACATCTTTATCGCAGTCTTCCAAGGTCTTAAATGGATCGGTACTGAAGTAGGCGCTAAGATGAAACTTATCGCTACGCTTATTCCAAACCATATGATCAAGGACTTTATTCTGATCGTTGGTATGATAGCGAAAGCCCTATGGACAACTATTCGTGCGTTTGAAGTATTTATTAGTAAACTAATAAACTTTAGCAAGATTGGTAAGGTCTTTAGTTTCGTAGGAAACGCTATTAATAAGTTCTGGGATGCAGTACATAATGGCTTAGCCAACTTCTCTGAGAAGTGGTCTGCTGCATTTGATAAACTTCCTGGTGGCGTTGCAAAAGTCATGGATTGGCTTAAGAAATTCTGGGAAGTAATCAAGGTTCTTACACCGGCTATTGGACACCTTAAGCAAGAATTACATGGATTCTTCTCTAAGATTGCTAATCCGTTTAAGACTTTAGGTCATGCACTTGGCGATAACGGTAAGAAATTCAATGAGTGGTCATTCTGGGTAGGTAATGCTGTACAGCGATTCCCTATCTTTGGTAAAGCTCTAGGTAAGTTCATTGTCGGATTCTCGCATTTCAATGATGCGACTGGTCGTATGGACTCTTGGGCTGGTCAGTTTGGTCATAAACTAAGAACTCATCTTTCGGGTTTCTACAACAGTCTACGTAACAACTACCGACGGACTATTACAAGTCATAGAACATTCTGGAATAGCCTTAACGGGGCTATGGACCAAGTTCTTAATCGTCAGATTACAACCTGGAAGCAGTTCCGTGAAGCTGTTAAATGGGAATACTTGATTCCGCCTGGCATTCGCGACATGTTTAAGAACTTTAAGTTCTCTATGCCTGATATGTCAGGACTTAAGAAAGGTTTCGCGGCCTTTGCGTCTAATCCATTTGGCGCGATCAAGAGCGGTACCCAAGGACTTTCAAAATGGTTAGAAAACTCTACATTTTCTCTTAAGGCCTTTGGTGATATTGTTCGTAAGCACTGGCCTACTCTTGGAGAGTATGCTGATAAATTAGACAAAGTAAAATTCTCATTGTCTTTCCTTAAACCAGTCGTAGATAGTGTCGGTAAGGCATTTGAATGGTTTAATTCTAAGATCTCGAAGATTAGCTTTGGTAAGATTAACTTCGGTGGTGCCGGTAAAGTCTTTAGTGACGCCGGTAAAGCGCTTACTGCGAACTTCTCTGAAGGTATCGTTCCTGGTATCGTTAAATCTATTGACGGATTCCGTAAGTGGGTTGGCGAGCTAGGTGCAGTCAAATCTATCTTTGGTGGACTAGGATTAGGGGCAGGCGTTATCGGCGAAGCCTTTAATACCATTCGTAAAGAAATGGGCAAATCTAAGATTGACTTCAGTAACTTTAAGACAACCCTAGAAACATTTAAGGGCTGGTTCCATGGTTTCTGGCATGGCTTAGCTAATGTCGTATCAGGTGATACTTTCTCTAAAATTGGAGCAGGTATCAAGAACGGATTTAGCACGGCTATGAGCTGGATCTCTAGTACATTCGGCCCATGGTTTAAAGGATTCTTCTCAAGCCTACCGTCTAGTGTACAACATACTTTAACTGGACTATGGGATCTAATTAAACAATTCGCTTCATCAATCGGATCAAGCTTTAAAGACACCAATTTCTCATTTAAGAACTTTGGAGAGGTTGTCGATTCTGTAAGTAAGGGTGTTAAGAAAGCCCTTGAAGAGATTGGGAAAGTCCTTAAGAAGATCTGGGACGGCTTTAAAGATCTGTTTAAGGTTACTGGTGTATCTGCTGATGAACTTACAGAGGCTGACTTCGGAGATCGTAAGATGAAAGAAGCCGAAGCCGGAATGAACCGTTTGGGCGATAGCGTAGATCGTGTACATGAAAAGAGTAAAGGCGTCTTTGCAAGTATCGGTGATATGGCCAAACTTCTTGGCGAAACATTCAGTGCAGTATTAGCGCCTTTTAACAAAGCAGATTCTGCGGCAGTTGGTAAGATTCTTACATTGGCCGCGGCGATTATTGTGCTTTGGAATACTCGTAAGAAAGTGCTCGGCATTAAAGACATGTTCCGTGAATTCGGTAAAGGTATTTTCGAAGGGGCTAACTCCGTAACAGGATCTCTTACGAATATGTTTAAAGCTATTAGCGGACACTTTAAAGCTAAGGCTAAATTCCAAAATATTAAATCCTTTGCATTAGCTATTGCAACTTTAACAGGTTCTCTGTTAGTCCTAGCTATGATTCCTGCTGATAAACTTCAACGAGGGGTTCTTGGGCTTGTAGCAGTTCTTGGCGCGTTTGAAGTGTTCTACTTAACATTGTCAATGACAACCAAGAAGTTCGACCAAAGCAAAGTTCAAAATGCTAAAGATATGATGCTTGGTATGCTTGGCGTAGCAGGCTCTATTCTTATGATCTCTGGATCTGTAATGCTGCTAGGTAAGTTGGATGGAAATTCTCTTACGAAAGGTCTTTTCTCTGCCGGTGTTATTCTGGTTGCAATGGGCGGCTTGATGGCTATAATGGCACATATGCAACGAAATGCTAAAGGGTTTGACGGTGGTTCTGCTAAGATTTCCATTGGTATCTTAACCTTTATCGGATTAGCATATGCGATTAAGAAAGTGGCTAAGGTCGTTAAAGACGTTGGTAGTCTTGATGAAAGTACTCTTAACAAAGGTCTTTATACTGTCGCTACCATTATTGTAGGTATGTCGGCTGTTCTTCTTGCAACTGGTAATCTTAAGGAAGTTAAGACCTCATCTATTCTTACCTTTATTACAATGGCTAAAGCTGTAGGGGGTATCTCTAAAGCAGTAGCTGAACTTGGATCTCTTGATACCGATGTTCTTCTTAAAGGTGGAGCGGCAGTCGCTATCATGCTTACTGTTATTGCCGGTATTGCATTAGCATTTAGTAAACTAGATAATACTAAGCAATCATTTACTAAGAATGCTCTTGTTATGTTTGGTGGTATTGCTGGAATGTTGTATATGATGCGTAGCTTAGCGCAAAGCATCGGTACAATGAAGAATCCAGATGCTATTGTACAAGCTCTTGGTGCTATGGCTGTTGTAACAGCGGCATTTGGTGCTTTGGCGATGGTTCTTCAGAAGAACAATATCGGAGATAAGGGCATAAACGAAGGTATTAAGAACTTAGCGGTTCTCTCAGGTTCCGTCCTGGTTGCTTCTGCGGGGCTTCTTCTTCTAAGTAAGATGGAAGGTAGCTTCCTTAAAACCGTTGGTGCCTGTCTTGCGCTTGTTGGTGTGGTTTATGCCTTTGTTAAGATCGGGCAAGCCGCTCAGAACATCAAAAAAGAAGGTATTATAGGTCTTGCCGCAACTGTCGGGGCATTGATGGTTTCGGTATATGCTCTGAAAGAGTTGACTACTATACCAGTGGACCATATTCTAACTCAAGCACTTGTTCTAGTTGGAGTTGTTGGTGCAATCGCTACTATTGGCGGTTTACTTGGTAAGGTTGGAGGTTTTGAAGCTATCGCAGGACTTACTGCACTTGGCACATCTCTTCTTATGATTGGTGGTGCTATCGGTATCGCATCTGCTGGTATCGGCTACTTCTTGCAAGGAATTGCTTCTGTTATAGACGCTATTACTAGACTTATTGATACTGTATCACGACTCGGTAAAGAGGGTGGTGAAAACTTCCGTAAGTTCTTTGCTGAGGCATCTAAGTCATCTGGCGATATCGCTGAAGTTGTTGCTGGTATGGCAGAAGGTATGGTTGTCGGTATGGTCCGCGGTATTAGCGGTAATATCGGTAAGTTTATTGAAATCGGTGTTCAACTAATTAAAGGCATTATCATTGGTCTAGGTCAAGCGGCTGGTGATATTGCTAATGCTCTTATTGAGATCGTAGCGAATGCTGTTGAAGGACTGATTAATCGAATTCCGCAATTTGTTATTAATATCACGGATGCCTTACTACGGGGTATTCAACAGATTGCCCAATGGTTCCGCAATAACCGTAATGTTATTGCAGTGGCTATCCTTGAGATGTTCGAAGCAATGTCTGAGGTTATTATTGAGGCAGTTTCATCTCTTATCGGTATGATCTTGGATCTTCTAAGTAACATTCCTTTGATTGGTGGCATGTTTGAAGACGCCAAGAAGGGTATGGAAGACATGGTCGAGGGTTGGCTAAATATGCAACGTAAGGCCGTGGATAGCGCTAAGAAGTATGCTGAGATTGTTACTACCGAAGGTATTACCAAAGCCATTGAAACAATGGATAAACTCGGTCCTGCTGAGATGGCCGCGGCTATGCGCTTTGCTGGCAACGCTAAAGACGGGCTAGAATACTTCAAGATAATCTGTTCACAACTCGGTATTCAAGGTGCTGACGAATTCATTAATGGTCTTAAGAACAAGACAATC